GCTAAACAATAAGAAGCCCACTCCAACAGGAGGGCGTTTGTCGGAGTGGGCAGCTTTATTGACGGCTTAAAGCCTGTCGTATAAGTAACCCTTTTCCTGAAGGTGTTGGGCTACCGCTTTTGAAACTTTGTATTTTTTACCAGCTTGGAATGAATAATGATTACCCACACCAATGGTTACAAAGTCCAAATCTTCTGCTACCCGAATTACTGTTGACTCGTCAGCGGTGGAAACTCCAACGCTTTCAACTTCATCAATTACAGTAGGTACGCCTGGTACTGTTAGATCTACTACTTCTGTTTCTAATCGAGCTACATCAACTGCCGTAGCAATTGACATTTCTTCTGCTCGCTTTGCAAGAGCTTCAGCATTTTGCTTAATAAGCTCTTCGCGTTGACGTCCAGTGACGTCTGTTACTTTTGCTTTTGCCACGATTATTGTTCTCCTAAAAGTTTAGTAGGAGGGCCGGTTTTCAAATATCCGGCCCCCCCAAGATTTACTAGTTGGTTTCTGCCAACACTACAGACTGGTCAGTAATTAGACCAAGACCGTAGATAGCGTACCAAGCAAGCGCATGCTCACGACCGAAGTCAAGGATACCGCCATCGCGGAGCTCAACTGGTAGAGAGATTGCGTGACCAAATGCATTGTCACCAATAAAGATAGCTGTGTAGCGATCCTTGTTACCGTTACCGGTCTTTGTTACTGGAGTGGTGTAACCGCCACCAGTTGGGTAGACAATTGAGCCAGGAGCAACAGCAGTATCGGTGGTGTAACCAGAACCTGCACCGTTTGTTACTTTCTGGATTTGGGTTGTCTCAATGAATACGCAATCGTATAGACGACCGATTTCACCGAGCATGAAGTTACCAGGAGCAGCGTACTTAGTTACTTCGATGAACTCTGGGAGGTCACGAAGACGACGGCTCTGGTGTGGGTGAACGAATGCCACATAGGTTTCACCCAACCGTGGAATGTTCTTGGTTGCTAGAGTCTCGACAGCGTCCTTCACAGTAGAAGTTGTGAGGTGGAAGTTACCAGTCAAGGAAGCACGTGATGTTCCAACGGTTCCTGAGGTATACCAGTCGTTAACAGCAACGTTAGCAGAACGATCGTAACCGTAAATAACGGAAGATGCTGCCATGAGTGTGTCACGAGCCTGACCATCGAGATATAGGGCCATGTTACGGCCAAGAAGACGTGAGGCTGATGCCATTACGTCATCGAATGATGCGTTCAATAGAAGTTCAGAAACTGCAATTGCATAACCGTGCTCAGCAACAGTAATTGAGAACTGCTGTGCGGTTAGTGCCTTTGTTTCCATACGAACACCTTCGACAAGTGCTGATGCAAAGCCGAGGTTGTTGTAACGCATGAAGTTAATTTGAAGACCTGGTGCAACGCCAAGCTCTGTCTTCTTAACAGCGAACTGTTCGAAGCGAAGAATTGGCATCGACTGGAAAAGAATTTCCTTTGACCAGATCGTCTGGATTGCTTGCGTAAGCTGGCTATTTGCGCCAGAGTACGCTGTAGGTGCGGCAGCTAAATTGCCGGTACCTGTGAGGGCTGATGCCATGTCGGTCTTACTCCTTAGTATTTAGTTTAATAAGTTATAACTTAACTACCCGAAGATTCCCTTGCCGCGATCTGCTGCTGCTGTTCCTAGCAACTTCCCGCGGTATTTTGCGTACTCGGTAACCGACATAGCGGCTATTTGCTCCGCTGTAAACTGCTGTTGGTCCGAATTGGTGTCCAGGGGTCCGGAAGGTGGCGCGGTTACCCGGCTACCTGTCATTTCACGACGAGCAGACTGCATAGCCTGCTGTGCTGACTCAAGGATACGCGATGAGCGCTCCTTTAATCCTGCGATACTCTGCTCTATTTCTTCTTTGTTGTTTCCAACAATTAGATCAAGCAACTCGGGGATGATGTTCTCTCGCTCATCATTTAAACGCTTGGAGCGGTATTCGCTTAGTTCAGCAAATTGGCGCTCGCGCTCTAGAAGAGTGATTGCTCTTTCCCTCTCAAGGCGTTCTGCCTCAAGCTTTTCCGCCCATTCTTTTTCTTTTGATTCCAAAAGTTGACGGACGTCCATCTCAGCTTCAGCCTTCTTACGAGCTTCAGCTTCTTGTTCTGCACGAAGCCTCTCAGCTTCTGCGAGACGTTCTTCGCGCTCCTTCTTCAGAACGGCAAGTTCTTCCTTCAAAGAATCTATCTGTGGGTAGAGCTTGGACTTCTCCTGCTCACGCACCTTTTTTAGATCCTCCTCAGAATAAGACTTGTTAGGAGTCTGCGATTGGACGGGTGTTACGAGTGTATCTGTCGTTGCCGGAACATCCTGGAAAAACGCTTCCTGGGCTTCAGGCGAATCAACAATATTAGTTGTTTCTGACATATATGTTCCTTAGGTTTTGGAGGTCGTTGTCCGATTTAGTGCCACGATGACCTGCGGATTTATTTGGGAATAGGCTTGCAAAGAAATGGTTTTTTGTCAGCCTAAACTTAGTTATCCCCGTACTTAGAGTCTTCTGGTGAAGTTCCTCTGCGTTGAGGGATC